CCCACTATACATAAATGAACCCACTATTACATTTTGTTGAGCACTATCCCCAGAATGAGGAAATCTCAAAAAGCTGGTCATAACTTGATGAGCTGCGCCTGCTTCAGTGTGACCACTAACTAGAGAATAGACACTAGTCCCGCTTTGGTATGTTGATATCTCATCATGAGCAGCTACTCTTTCAAGTTCTACACCTCTCTTAAAATTAGCTTTCTTAAGGAAAGAGACTTCCCCTGATACACCTGCGGTGCCACCTGAGTCTCTTTTCGATAAATAGTCCGATAATACATGACTTCTTAAGTTAACATCTAAGTTCGTTACCTTTTGGTCTAGAACACCACTGGTTTCATTCATCAAACCAGTAACAAACCCGCTAACTCCTGCCCCACTTGCTCCCGTTACCCAAGATAAAAGAGTCTGACCTGTCGTAATTAAATCACCACTCAGAGAATCTATGTCAGCAGCATTATCTTGAGAAAGTAGTTTAGTCCCAGAATATTTCCCACTTAACTCTGTATTTTTGCCACTTACAAAATCTATATCAGATTTTAATTCTGCACGAATAGAGGTGGTGTAGCCACTCAAATCGACACCAGATTGGCCAAGATTAGAAGATATGTCTCCGCTTACAGAATCAATATAACCGGATATGTCTCCGCTTATACCAGTTACATACGCGTTTGTTGAAAACGAAGAAGGGTTCGAATAAGTGAGAAAACCGGAAGTGTTTTCAGCACTACCGGAGAGATTAGTAGAAAAATAAGTTTTTAAGCCACCAAGGTCTAACTGTCCTGTCTTAATAGTATGAGACATACAGACATAATTACACCTTATCTACCTTCAGCTAGAATAGAGGTAGCTTTCTTAGATGTCTTTTTACCTTCTTTCACTTGAGACTTTGATGGTTTTTTATAAGCTAAAAGAAATTTTTTAAATTCCCTAAGAAGTCTCGTTGTCAAAAGCTCTCTATTATCAACTGGCAAGATGCCAAATTTAACCGCATGAGAATGAAGGTCGCTTCTATTCATGCCTTTGATGCTCAATAGATATTCTTGCTCGTCTTGAGTACCATACTTAGAAAATCCCGTATCACCCCAAATTTGGTCTAAAGTAGTCTTTTGAAAAGATTCCTTTTCCTCCATTGCGTGAGTCTGAGTCATATCTTTTACTCTTACTTTCGCCTTACTCTCTGTCTTCGTTGTGGGCGTATTCTTACGCTTAGTCGTTGTTTTTTTCTTTGCAGCCATAACTTTATCCTTTCTCCGTTATACATACTTTTACACAAAACACCCCAACAAAAGAATAAAAAAAGCCCCCTCCGAAAAGGGGGCTTCGATATACATAATCTCTGGTTTACTAAACTGTCAAACCAACGACTGCTCTGGAGTCAATACAAACTCTTCCCTCTTCCAACGAACCATAGAAACCAATTCTCTCATTTCTCTGAGTAAACTGATCATCAGGGGCAGTTGTAAAGGTATCGCCTGTGTCTGCGTCAACAGAAATGGCACGAACAAACGCACCCTTACTGTTATCGAGACCGACACACAGCTCATGAGTCGCACCAGCGAAAGCAATAGCCTCGCCAGCAGTAGAAGCATGAGGAGCAATATTTCCGCTATCAAACTCGTCAAACAAGGTGTTGTACTTCTGTCCAATACCAAGTTCGTTAAGCTCCACAACATTCACACCATAAATCTCCTGCATACCAGCAGAGTTAAAGATGTCGGTACGAATATTATCCGGAAGCGGAACGTCAGTTCTCGGGGTTGCCTGACCTGCGCCCTTTGTGTTCATCGGTTGATAAGCAAAAGCGCGAATCTGCTCCTTGATCTCAGGGCTGACATACAAGTCAGTAATCCCTGCACTGAAAGGGGCATCGGCTGTACCAGCTGCCCAAGACTGATTAATTCTCTTATTAAGAGTCATCAACTTGTTAAGGTCAGCGAGCTGGAACCTATTAGTGTTGTACGCAGGGATAACGTGCGAACCAGCAGCCAAGGACGTAATTCCAACGGAACTAGCAGTCACATGACTTGTGCTCGCATTAGCCAATGCGTAAAGAGCCACTGCCCAAGCATTTCTTTCCTGCTTGAGTAGTACTTCCTGAGCCATACGCTCGATAAGCTTACTGACTACGTCGAGTCTAGCCTGTCTGGCGTATTTCTTGGTGATCGAAACGGCTGTATCCAAACGATAAGTAGCGATCTTCAACTCTTGAATCGCAGAGACGTCTTGAGAGGTCGGAAGACCACCTGCGACGTTCTGTGACCATACACTAACGTAACCATCATTGGTTTCATTATAGTACAAGTCTAGAGGATAGCTAGCTCCTTCGTCTTGATTAAATGGAGCATCCGTGTAGATGGCTCCGGCCGTAGCGGCCTGCTGCAAAACTTTCTGAACCACAGGGCCTAGAAAAGCTGCAAAAGCTTCTGAGGCTTCGCGTGCAACAAGCTGATTTTTGTTACCCATCGCTTTGATGAGTTCCACTTGTTCTGGGGTGTTTTTTAACTTAAGTCTCATTTTCTTAAATTTCCTTTCTTAAATCTTAGAGGTCAAGCTTCAACAGAATGAAACCATCAGCATCAGTAGCCCCGAGAGCAGTGCCTACTTGAATTTGGCTTGCTCCGCCAGTACTCTCTGTAGCAGAGGAACTCAGATCACCCTGACGAAGCATGTCAGCGTAAACCTTAGCACCAGCCGAAACGCCATCAGCGCCACCGCTAGTCAGATTCCCACTATAGAGAACAATACCCTTGGTCAAGACAGGAACTGCCTGACCACTAACCACAGCCTGCATCTCAGCGGCCTTGCGCGGATGGTAAATCAACTTCTCACCATTTTCGTCGACTTCAGCGACGTCCCAAATGGTTAAACCGAGAGGTTGAGATCCAGAAGCACAAGGTTCCACTGTTGCAGCTGCGCCGTAACGGAATGATACCGTGTTTGAAAACGTAGCACCGGGGTTGCCGATACCAGTTTTATTTACAGGGTCGTCAGTGTTTTTCCAGCCATTCTTAACAGAAACAACGAGCCCCTTATTGACCTTACCGCCATCGGCTTTAAGGTCAGCATAAGAAGCTACGACGTCTCCGTCATCGTCTTTCAGACTGAAAAGGTTAACGACGTCTGTCTCAGCGTGTTGCCTAAAAGGCTTCAGCCGTTGTGTGTTTTTTACAAACGTTGCCATAATTTATTATCTCCTAAAATATTAATATTTAATATCAAATTGTTCTACGCTAAAAGCGCTTTTATATTTATCGTAAGTAGAACTTTCGGAAGCCTGCGTGGAAGTAGGCACAACCTCTGATTCCTCCTCACCTCTGTCAATGGCGTCTTCAACGACACTATCAGAAGCTTTGGACTCTTCAGGTTTTGCCTCAACCTCAGTAGTCTTCTTCTCTTCTTCTTGCTTTGCCAAGACTTCTCTTGACTTGTCTCTAAGTAGAACGTCCATTCTCTTCGAGAAGGACTCCCATCCCTCTTCATCAAGAGACTTGACCTGCTCAGCCAATACATGACGGTCTTCATCTTCTAAAGCAAAGTTCTCGTCTAAAGATGCCATTCTTTGATTGAATAACTCTTCAGCTTTCATTTCTGCTTTTTCAGCTTCAAGACTAGTCATTTTGTCTGTGACAGAATCCAGTTCTACCCTGATCTTATCGGCCTCTGCAGTAACAGCGGCGATATTCTCCTGCGCTTCTTTGAGACTCGCCTCCACCTTGATTTTTTCGGCTGAGAATCTCTCGGAAGCTTCCTTGAGTTCTGATTCGATAAAATCAGAGACAGCCGAGGCGGAAAGCTCCTTCAAAGACTCGTTAGTTATGTCTTTAATACTTTCTATTTTCATAATTTTTTCCTCGTTTTGGATTATTACATTATTTTCTTGTGTTTGTGAAGTTTTATCAACTTCAGCAAAATTGTCTTCTTTTTCCTCTACAGATAATTTGCTCTGTAGATCTTCTAATTCTGCAGTGCTGTCGGTAGATATGCCTTTAACATCTGCAGCAGGGGTCTCTGTTAGTCCTATACCCAAAGGAACAACTGTGCCAACCACTTTTCTGTATATAAATTTTCCATCTTTGGTTTTGCCTTCTCCCCCCATTGCTTTTAAATTCCCCTCTAGGGCTTTAATTTCGATTTCGCTATCGATAATAGTCCCATCTTCTATGTTCTTATCATTTCCCTCTAAAAGCACCAAATTAAAATCAGCAAAACCTAACTCCCAGCTAGCGCTAATCTTCATATAGTCTTCGCTACTAGGATCAGCTGAGTCTTCTATTAGGCTAGCTAGTCTTTCATTTACTACTTTCCAAATGACTCCCCCCAAGGTTACATTGAATGGACCTTCTAGATCTACTACTTCCTCTTCTGTGAGAGCTTTGTCTGTACCGAATTCAGAAAATCCAGCAGTCAAAATAGTCCCAATCACCCTGTCTCTATTATGCTCAACATTAATAGGCTTATTTTTAAAATCTTTATAGAAGGCAAGCGCTGTTTCCGTATCTACAACATCGCCATTCCTATTTACCCTATTAGCAACAAAAGCATTAAAAGCTATTGGCAATAAATCAACTTGTTTGTCGGTATCTATGTCTGGTACGAATTGAGCAACTTCTATAGCTGATGCTAAAGCTAGATATTTATCCCTCTCTTCTGAAACTACAGGCTTTACGTTAGAGCTGAAAATTGTAGTATATTTCATTTTACTTGACATAATAATTTATAGTAACATTTCCGGCTGAGCTAAAAACGCCTGCACTAGTAGCGACAGGAAGACCAGAGGTAAAATTGCTTGCACCAGCGGGCATGTAAGCTAGAATAGTTCCGCCTCCCCCTGTTAATGTGCTTATCGTTGTTGCAGCAGAAGCGAGTATGTCTGTTATGACAATAGTACCGCCAGTAACGGCTGCTACTACTACGCCTGCTCCTGTTTTGCTGGCTGTGTTGCCAACGGGTGCTTGTCCTTGAGTGGGTGTTGATAATGATCTTGCCATTTTTTTATTCCTTACGTTACACTTGCTAGCCAAGTGTCAGCTTCAGCTTTCATCTCTTCATCAGTTTGTAGATATAGATCATCTACGTTCCTAAAGTAATAATTCTCTAGACCGTACCCCTTAGTTTCTCTTTCTGCCTCTTTTATTTCCTCTATTGAGGGCTCAAAGTGATCGCCCATATCAACATTTCCTGCTGTAGCCATATTGAGAAATATGTTTACGTCAGCTAAAGCAAAGCTTGGTCTAAGGAAGCTCGCAAAACTATCTTTGAAAATCTTAGTAACTTGATCTAGACTTACCTCAACATCATTAGTTAAATTATGAGAGGTAATTTTGCCGAGGAGTATCTCTTGAACTTTGTTTGAAAATTCTATAGCTAAGTCGTCCCTTTTTAAGGTTCTTTCTATACTAGAAGTTAGTGTCGGTTTTGCTCCTATGGCATAGTCTAGATCTAAAGATTTCATCTTAAAATTAAATTGCATCAAGTTGCCTAAAAGTTTATACACTTATTTTTAAAAAACTTATAAAAAAAATAAAAAAAACCCCCACAAACATGGGGGGTTTAAAATAGGAAAAAGCAGTTTCTACAATTAGAACGGAGCACCGTCCGAATTATCATCCGCAATATCTGGCTTGGAAGGATCAAGAGATCCAGAAGCATTAATGGTTCCAGACTGAAAGTATTTAAAGTTTACAGTATAGCTTCTGCTATAAGTATTAATAACTCCCGTGCCGTCGTTGACGGCAGTATTTGAGAGACTTAGGTCTCCCCTTGTAACTGTCATGCTGCTGAGCCCACTAGATTGAGCAACACCCGAGGTGTAGCCTCTATAGGCTGAGTCAAGTACAGCGTTAACAAATTTTTGTGCGCCACCATTTTTTTCTGACCAATCAGAGTCAGCCTTAAACAAATCACCTGAAGTCAAAGCATAGTTACCTTCTGCGGGATCACCTATGACGTTAGTAGCTGTATGACTCATCGTAGAGTCATGATCAGGGAAGCTTGTTATGCTCGCTCCGTGAAGAGGAAGAACGATCCCTGTCGGACCTACTTTACCGGCAGTTGTATCCGAAGCCGATTTGACCGCACCCCCAACGATGAATTTGATTTTACCAGCCCCGGCACCACTGGTAAGTTGAGTGATCGGGCTGCCGTGTTTGCTTAAAATAAAAGCTGTATCTGTATTTGCCATTCTAAATTTCTCCTATTATATACATTCAATTACATTGTTTTTTCCACTTTTAGAAATATTTTCTTTAAGGGGTTTCCTCTAAATCTCCTAGCTTCATTAGCTCGTCTAACTTCTCCTGAGGGGTAGATATTCCACCAATGATGGTAAAAACGGTAAGGGTCTCTTTGTCACCGCTATATATACCCCTGTGTACTGTACTCCCCGAACTGAGGATCCTAGTAAGCTGATCGAAAGCTTGATCGAGATTAGATTGGGGGATGTTATCTAAAACCTCTTTCCCTCCAATCAAAATAGCTCCCGCTGTATTAGCGGTAGCTATATCTATACCTCCCGACATACTACCGCTTTGAGCAATACCCCTCACTGCTCTGGAGATGTTTATTGGGTCTTTCCAATCCGGGACCGGAGTAGCTCCAAAAACTACGATACCAGAATCAAGCACACCTTTATAGTCACTAGAATCGAAAGATGAATACGAACTGTCTTTCGAGGCTGTCATATTAAATAAGTGAAAAACTCCAGCCATACTCATGTTAGCTGTCTGCCAAAAGTTAGCTACGGACACATTAGAGTATATCTTGCTAGTTTTTTCGTTATCTATAATCACCAAAGGAGAGATCATCCCTTTCTTGACCAAGTCACACGCATCCTTGAGCGTCTCATATGCGTTAGCATTAACCCTCCTACCTTCTGAATATTTCGGCAGAGCCAGAATAACGCCAACCTTCTTACTATCTGCACCAATAGACTCATGAAGCTCCCTACAGGTTTCAACCAGAGGAACTAAAGTACCCGCTCCCGAGCCTCCTCCGGCTCCAGCACAAATAAATACTCTGTCTACATCATCGCCGAAAGACCGACGCATAAAATCTAAAACATCGTCTCTTCTTTCGTTAAAACATTTTTCAGCTACGGCTCTATCTTTACCAGCTCCTCCAGTACCTATGCAAAGCTTGTTTTCCACATTGATACTGTTCATATCTTGCTCAGCCGTATTGAGAATACCTATTTTCCTATAGCCTAATTTGTGAAAAGTTTCCGCTATTCTAGATCCACCTTGACCAGCTCCTATAAAAGCAAATTTAAAAGCTCCATCAACCTTATCTTCTATTTCTTCTGCTTTTTCTTCAGGTTCTGGGGGTAGGGGAATATCCGGTACAATTATATCTACTGTATCTGCCCCCATGTACTGATTAACGTCTTGTATATTGCCTTGTTCGCTCATTTTTATTAAATTTTGCTTTCGTAGAGTAAGCTTGCTAAGTAATCATCTACTTGATGCTCATAAGCTATACTCTGTATTTCCTTAACTTTTTTAGAATTAGTGTCTGTTGGGTTATCTACATACTTCCTGCTTTTATCCAACCATTTTTCTGCCGGTTCGTTAGCCATGACCACCTTGCATACTTCATTCGCAAGGCTTCTAATTTTATTAGTAACTCTTTTGTTTCCGTATTTCAATTTTAAATGCTCTTGCACTTCTGTCTCAAGCTTCTCAGCTAAAGACAAATTCTGCTTAATCTTTTCAATACTAAACTTTTGAGAACCGCTCGTGTTTTCTCCAACAGGGGTAACCTTTTTCGTTGTTTGCGGGGATTTACTTCCCTCAGGCCGACCTTCTTCTTGGCTCCCACCTATGAGCGGAGCATAATAACCTTCCTCTTTTAACTCCTTGAATCTCTTTTGGGACTCTATAGATTCTGTTGGTTCGGGTAGACGTCCCGTGTCGATAGCCTGAAGACCTTCTTCTGCAGTCAAAACTCCATATTGCAGAAGCTGAGCGACAACCCTATTCCAAGTAGTCTTATCTTTTAATTCAATCTCTTCAAAATGAGGTTGAGGATAATTTTTAAAGCCTAGCGACTTACAAATTCTTTTAATCTCTGGGGATAAAAATTGATTCAAGAAGGCTTCTCTTCCCTGCTTCAATCTTTCTATAAAGACTTGAATTTTGATGCTAGTATTAGCAAACTTATCTTCTCCAACTAAGATATTGTTTAGTCCCATTTGTATATCAGTATTAACAACATCGTATTTTTTAGGATCAAGAATCCCAGCAATGTCAGGAATAACAAATTTTGCTTCAGTTGTGTAGTCTGATACTAAAACCTTTCCAACTGATTGATTTTCGAAAAGTTTTTGCATTGTCTCGATGCTTCTTTGGTTAACGTTGAGACTTCCGTCTTTCAACTCTGAACCCATTGTGATGAGCAAGATAGCTTGGTTAGTTGTCCGGGTTATAGCCATATCCATCTTCTTCATCTCGGACTTCCAATTTATATCTTCCAAAACTGGAAAGCCCATAGGTACAGCGAATGGTTCGTAGTCTTGCTTTTTGTAAAAGACTGGACTACACTTATCGGGGTCTAGCCGTATACTAAGTACTCCAAGGTTTCTCCCTTTTAAAGCTTTCTTGGTCTCTGGGTCTAGTGACTCGTAAACTTGCTTGTCTTCTTCAGTCTTTGGATTCTTCAGTCTCTCTAGTTCGTAGTCACTTAAAACTTTATAGTATACCCCAGAGCTAAAGGATATATTCCCCCCCATTTGTATATCAGCAGGGTTTAAAATTATATACCTAGAAGGTAAGGTATTTTCTTCCTCGGTAAGCTTCAGGTAGTTAGCGCCATAAGTCTGGGTGATCTTTTTTAAATCGTCTGGCTGTATCTTTGTGTCAAACCTATGAACAAAAACATTCCCGGAACGATAATATTCTCTGAAGAACTTATCCAAAAAACTTTGGAGATCTATTTTTCTAAACAATGCTTCGAGAAAATCTCTTGACTTTTTACTACCACCAGTGAAATAGACTTTTGTAGCGGAGAACTCCGTCATCAAATCAATGACATTTCTAAAAACTGAAAAATTATAATAAGCTTTTTGACAAAGGATAACGACGTCACTCACATCCAAAGAACTTTTATTCTGGACGCCTTTAGAAAACTTGTAGGGAACTAAACCGTTCTCGATATTCTCATACCTATTTGTCCTATTTATCTGGCCTCCAACATTCCTGCGCGTCCTACTTGACTGATCGACGGTTGTATATGGCGAAGCGGCAAAGCTCGTCATCATTGGTGTGACTTCCTCTTTCTTGTTATTTGTTTTCTTTGTCATTTTTTAAACAACGCATAATATTCCGGGACCTACTCCCGGGTTACCGCTTCTGAAAAGCGCACCACTATTTAGCCCACCTATATTAGGCCATTCGGGTAAATTATTCAAGAACACGTACCCACCAGATAGACCACTGATTGTAAATACATCATTTACCGTTAATGGGTTACCACTAAGAGATATCGTGCTTCCGCTTATGTAAGACTTATAGTTTCCAAAGTATACACGCTCCCCACTAATATTTAGTGGGTTTGTGCCATAAGGGCCAAAGTTCAGCCTATCGTCATCGTAAACATCTATAAGAGGCAGACCGGCTTTATCAGTTACAGAAAAGACAGGAGAGTCTGATCCATATCCCGGAGACATAGTGAGTAACGAACCACTTACGTCATCAAACGTAAGAGAGTTATTCGCATTAACCCTAAGTGTCACTCCGTCTCCACTTAGTTCTATCTTATTAGTCTTTATACCTGCACTGAAGGTTTTAACTGCTGAGAAATTTGTAGAAGCATCAGTTAAGATGTTAGATATAGACGTATTCAGATTTGTTCCGGTAGTATTTAAGCTAGTTTTTAAATCTCCGCTAGAAGTAGCAACGAAACCTGTCATTTCTGGCTTATCTACTATTTTAACCCAAGCATCTTTATTTGCCGTGTTTCCTGTCGCAAGGAAAAGCCCCTGCGTATCATTATGACCAGAAGAAAAGGCTAAGGCTCCCGATGCTGCAGAAACCGAAAAGTCTCCCGAACCTGTATGGTAAAAACTACCAGACTTCAAGAACTCTCCACTAGTTGAAGAGAATTGCCCCGAGCAGAAAACTATAGTATTTTGCAGCTTACCGCTTGCGCCGGTAGTGAAGGACTCGGCATGACCCGACACACTTTCCGCCTTGTCGAAAAGCAATGACCCACTATTATCCAAAGCCCCACTAACCGCAGTCACTAGAGTAGTCGTCTGCCCAGATAATACTCCGCTATGTCCGGTGAAGCTGTCTGTCTCTAAAAAACCCAGCGGATTGCTATAAGCGTAAAATCCGCTTGTGTTGGTAGCAGTTCCCGAAGCCTTCTCATGAATAAACTGAGTAAGAGTATCAGCATCTATCTGTCCAGTTGTTAATTTTGACGGCATAACAGCTTATTTGATATTAGTTACACTTAAAAAAGCATAATAGGCTCGAAAGTCTCCTTATTGTTATTGACTTCCGTCCTAGTTATATCGTTATATAGCCTAAGTCCCCAATTCGCCAACATTAATGCTGAATAATTATCTTTTCTTGCTTTATTAGGGGAAGTGGACCTTTTAAGGTGCTGTGGAAGGTCAAAATTTTGAGACCCCCTAGAAGTTGTTTTGTGTTCCACCAAGCTACATTGTTTTTTTGTTTGGTAAATCATGTCGTCTTGATGCTCTATAAAATCAAGCATAGTCCAATCTTTTCTATCTCCAGTAAAAATTATTTTTTTAGGATAAGGAAGCCTAAGAGTACTTGTTCTATTAAAAAAGGTTTCGTTAGAAGCTGTCCTCGAAGCAAACAAGACCTTTTTATAATCTATACAAGCTTGAAGATGCTCGTTAGCTCTGCGAATAAAAGTAGTTGTGAAAACTTGATTAAAACAAATTTGATTATTCTCCAAATTATATTTTATTTTGGCCTGCTTTAATGATTTTTGATAATCTAGTCCCTCTGCATCCGAGTTCAAAGGAATCGTTTTTAGATTCACCCTAGCGTCTTTAAAATATTGAGACTCATTACAACTATCCAAAAATGTATCAGAG